ATACAAAAAGGGGCGTCTAGTTGTTTCTTACGACGGGTTGCCTGCTCTTCAATTAGAGAAACCTGATTTTGTGGTGGAGGCAAAAACTACTGCATCAAAGACAGTTGAATCCATTGATGACATTGGCAACGATTGGCGTTGGCAAGGTTGGGCGCAATCAGAAATGTTTGGTGGTGTGCCAGTATTTTTTGTTGTGTTTGATAAACGACAAAATATTACGATTCATGAATTGCCTGACAATCCTTCGGCTCGCCAACAGTTAGTTGAAGAGTCAGAAATTTTTGGTCAACGAGTTGATAATCAAGAGCCTTTGGGTGAACTGTTAGATGAGATGAGTGCAGAGCAAATTGCTTCGTACTTTCCAACTTCTAACAGGATTGTTGAGTTGCCTGTCAATGCGACGAATTGGTTGACGGCTTTAGAGATGGGTCGTGAAATGAAGGCTGATGGTGAGAGACAAGAAAAACTTGCTAAGGATGAATTGGCAAGATTAATGCAAGATGCCGATGTTGGCACTTTGAATGGGATTTCTGTTGTGTCTTGGAAAGAAACAGCAGGGAGAGCGTCTTTGGATGTGAAGGCTTTGAAAGCCGATTATCCTGAGTTGCACGAAAAATATATCAAACAAGGAGCGCCGTTTCGTACGATGCGTATGCTCAATCAAAAAAAGGAGAAAAAGTAATGGCTTTTAATAACAGTGACTACATTGATGTTGCTACAAGAATTGGTTTGTTTCGTGAGAAACATCCTGAGGGTTCGTTACAGCCGTCAGATTTGACAAAACCATACGAAATTGTGATGGTAGGCGATAAAACTTTTATTGTGGTTGTCGCTTCCGCATTTCGTAGCCCGACTGATGAGCGTCCTGGGATTGGAATGGCTTGGGAGCCTTTCCCTGCCATGAATCAACAGATGCGGGGTTCTGAGTTGATGTTGTGTGAAACTTCGGCTTGGGGTCGTGCAATCGTAGCGGCTTTAGCGGCGGACACCAAACGGGGTATTGCTTCTCAAGATGAAATTGTGGCTCGTAATAGTCAAGAAATTTTGAGTAATGCTTTCCCAAATTCTTCGGTTGTCAATCGGTCTTCGGCACCTGTGAGTTATCCTTCCCGAAACAATGCGGGTAGTTCAGGTTCGTCGCAAGGCGGAGGGGCTTCAGCGAAACAACAGCACTTCATTAAAAAGTTGTGTCAAGACAATTCGGTTGCAGACCCGATGGCTTTTGTTTCAGGTTTGTTGGATAGAAATGTGGATTCACTTGAAGAGTTGTCAGGGCGAGATGCGTCCAAGGTTATTGAGGGTTTGTTGAATCCTTCGGTGCCTGCATCTAAACCTGTTGTGTCAAAGAAACCTGTGGCACCGACTCCAAGTTTTGACGAAGAGCCGTTCTAATTATTTGAGGTGTTAGCGGGTCGCCGTGCTACGACCCGCCTACACCCAACTATCAGACGAATAATAATTCGTTTAAAGGAAAGAAGTTTTAAAGATTAGTTTTGTTTACCCATAGGAGCGGTTTCGTGTCTATTGAAGCAATAAATTGGGCGTTAAACCACGCTCCATGTGAAAACAGCACACAAAAGTTGGTTCTCTTTGCGCTTGCAAACCACGCTCACCCTGACGGGTCTTCAGCGTTTCCGTCCGTAGCACGAATCATGCGGTACACACTTTTGTCGGAGCGGGCTATCAGATTGCATCTAGCGGGCTTAGAAGAGTTGGGGTTGATTGAGAGGGGCGATGCGTTCATTGTTGCTTCATATATCAATCGTGCTGACCGTCGCCCTCAAGGTTGGAATCTTCGTTTGGACAAAATTAGCGGGGTGCCTTTGGTGCAGGTCGTAGAGGTACGGGGTGCATCTGATGCAGGTAACGGGGTGCATATGACGACAGAACGGGGTGCAGGAGATGCACCCAAACCATACATAGAACCATCAATAGAACCATCATCTGTTTTCATGTCCGAAGCGGTTGAATTGTGTGAACTTCTCGCTCACGAGATTGAAACCAACGGGAGTCGGAAACCGAAGGTTACGGCTAGGTGGATTCAAGACATGGAGAAGATTTTGCGGTTGGATGACCGTTCGTTTCAACAGGTCAGGTCGGCAATTCTTTGGTGTCAAAGTAATTCTTTTTGGAAGGCAAATATTTTGTCTCCAGCGAAGTTGCGGGACAAGTATGACCAGTTGAGGTTGCAGGCTTCTCGGGATGTAAGTCACCATCCTTTAAATGGTTTGTCAGAGTTTTTGGCGGACTCGTGAATGGCTATAACCCGTATTTTGATAAAGACGGTTTGGATGCCCGCCCGTTTGTTTTTAGAAACGATTTAGATTACGGGTTGCAAGGCGAGGCTTGGGTGCAAAATGTTTTGGTTGAAAAGTGGGAGATTAAAACTGACCGTTACATGAATGGCAACATGGTGGTGGAAACTCAACAAAACCCGAAGAGGTTGACCGATTCGGAGGGTCAACAAGTTTGGAAGAACTCGGGGATTCGGGTGACTGAGGCTAGTTGGTGGATTTATGTTTTCAATCTAGGTCAAACCTTCATTGTTGTTTCGGTGCCTCGGCTCAAAAAGTTTTTGGAGATGGAGGGTCATGCGTTGAGGAAAACCTATTTTGCTTTGTCTTCAGACAATCCTGCTCGTGGATATCTGTTGACACCCGAGAATGTGGCACACTTGTTGATTGACAAAAAGTATGACTGCTGATGGAGCGTAGAGAAACTGCTCAAGTGTTGGCGATGTTGGCTTCCGCTTATCCTCACATAAAGATTACGAAAGAAACCGCAGAAATTTACCATGATGTGTTACAAGATTTAGAGATGAGTCAATGCGTTCGTGCTTCACGGGGCATTGTTCGGGTATCACAGTTCTTTCCGTCGGCTTCAGAGATTCGCCGAGCGGTGTTGAAAGAGGCAAATTTGTTGTCGCCGTTACCGATTGAAGCATGGGCGGAAATAGTAAAAGTTACTTCAAGTCAAGGTTTGCAAAATTCTCACGAGTGGAGTCATGCGACTCTTGCTGAAGCAATTAAAGCAATCGGTTGGCGGGAGATTTGTTTTGCAGAAAATCAAGGAGTGTTGAGAGCGCATTTTCTAAAATTGTATGAAAGTCTTGCCACAAAGAATGACCAAAAGATTTTGATGAGTTCTCATGACAGGCAATTAGGTCAGATGACGGTGATGCAGATTGAAAGGGCAGACGAATAGTGAAACCGAGGGCAAGATTGACTCGGAAGACCCCGTTACGGTCTAAAACTGCTCTCAAACGCTCTAATTGGCGCCCAAAAAGGAAGTCTGATGCAGAGTGGCAGAAGGCTAGGAAAGTCGTCTTAAAACGCTCTGAAGGGCGTTGTGAAGCCCGATTAAGGGGTTGCCAAGGTCAGGCTCATCATGTTCACCACATTCTTCGTCGTTCGCAGGGCGGAAAACATGAGGAGTCCAATCTGTTGAGTGTTTGCACATTTTGCCACGATTTTATTCATGCGAACCCAAAAGAGGCATCAGAAAAGAATTTATTGAAAGTCAGGAAGTATGACAATGATGACAACTAATGTCTGTCAATGGACGGTCAACGCTTAACTTACGAATTTACTTTCAACGAACGACCTTGGACAGTCAACGCCGAGCGGGCAGGTAATCGGTGGGAAAGAGCGAAGAAAACAAAATATTGGCGGGAACAGTTTTGTTTGTTATGTCGGATTCAATCGCCGATGGTTTTGACGGACGCCGTTGTAGAGGTCAGGTTGAACTTAAAAGGAAGGCTTCAAGACACTTCGGCTTGTCTTCCCGCCGTCAAAGCGGCTGTTGACGGGCTTGTGGATGGTGGTTTATTTCTTGACGACACAGGCGACCATGTCAAGTGCATAGTTTTTTGGGCGCCCGTACGGTCAAAGAGTGATGCGTTAATGATTTCTGTAACAGGTCTTCAAATGGATAGAGAGGGCTATACTCAACCTAAGTAAATCTCAGGAGGATTTTGTGCCAAAACTAGGTGAAATTAATGTACCCGAATTCAGGTCAGAGAATGATGAAAGCGACTTGAATAAAGTGAAGATGCTTACGCAAATGATGAGAGAACATCAACAGTCTGTTATTCGGTTAGGTAAACAACGCCGTAAAGTTGTCAGAAAGTTACGCTCTCGTCGGGTGCCTTATCGTGAGATAGCAAATTCGTGTGGGGTTACCGACCAAGCATTGTTCGCCGACCTTCGCAAACATCCTGAGGATGAATGAGGAGTCAACCAATTACGCAGGTTGATGTTGAAAACGAATTACTGAGATTGGTTTCTTTGTTAGAGGATGAAACAGAAAAGTTTGAGTCGCTCGCCATTGATGGGGCTAGGAATGAAACCAATTTTAAAAAGGTTTGGGCGTCAACATATTTGAGGGCAGATGGCTCTATTCGGAATCGGGAAGCGTTGGCAGATTTAGACAATTCGGAAGCCATGTATGCGTACAAGGTTTCTGAGGCTTTGGTCAAATCTAAGCGTGAAAAGTTGCTGTTTCTGAGGACAAGTATTGATGCTTTAAGGTCTTTAAATGCCAATGTTCGTACGCAAGTATCTGATTAGTCAAAGGTTGACAAAGTAACTAAACCCCCCTATACTTCAAGTAGGAGGATGGATTGATTTGAGATATCACAAACGCTTCAACAATTTTAACCAACAAACAATTCAAGCAACTAAAGAATTGATGTTGGATTGGGGAGCCGATACCCAAGAACAGAATGTGGCGAAGATGAAAAAGTGGCTTGAGAAAGTAGCCGAAATTTATCAGATACAATTCCCGATGCTAAAAATCGTGCAGTTGGCAGGAGCGGGTTATTACCGAATAAACAAAAATCAAATCTGTATGGCTTACCCGTCAATCGTGACTTTGCTTCACGAATTCAGACACGCTATGCAATTTCAAAACCGTACCCGAGTGAATGGTTACAGCGATAAAGCCGAGGACGATGCGAGGGCATGGTCAT